TCCATTTCACCAAACTGCCAAGCAGCAAAGTAATCATTGAATGTCTCAACAACTTCAAGTTCAAAATCTTGTAATGGTTTTTGCAATCTCTTATCAGTAACTAAACCTTCTGGTTTAAACTTATCTCCAATTTTAAATGAATGTCCTGCTCTAGCAATTGCGAAATCTGATATTTCAAACATACTACGTGCAGCTCCAACATTAGTACTTGCAGCACCAACTCCCAAATTAAGTAGTAGATTTTTACCAGTTGCGTCTGTTAAACCAACACCCAATCTAGAAACACCAGTAATAGGTACATTCTCATAACTTGGTTGTGGAATTTGTAGTTCTGGATTTACGTATCTTCCACCACGATTATTAATAGTAAATTCTAGTGCTCCACCAGTTCCTGCAGGAGATTTTCCAACCTGAACACTAAATGTGTTTGGAGTTACTCTACCGATAGGTAATTGAACATTATATGCAGGATCAGTTGTACGTGGATATGGATGAAGTGTTTGATGCAAATCATGTTCACAAGTCATTACTAAACCACCACCCTCAATAGCAATAGTTTGATTTGCTTTTGCTACACATCCATTAAGTGCAGGAGAAATAAAAGTATGTGGATATTGTTCTGATGATGGATTTGGGTTAACGTTAACTTTAAATGTATTAATAGTTTTATTTGTAATAGTTAACCATTTACCACTATAAGGATCTGTTGGTCTTGGATAATGGTGCTTGGTTACATTACCATCTTTAGTACAAGTAAATGTTAATGAGTTATCTGCAATAAGAATTTGATCACCAACATTAAATCCATGACCGTTCTTTGTAAGTGTCAATACACCAGTAGATGGTGCATATGAAGCATTTGTAGGTGTTATGGTTGAATAACCAACAAATCCATGACTAGTGCTTGTTAGAATCAATTCTCCTGTTGCTGGATTATAATCAGCATCAGAAACATTATAAGAGTTGTTACTTGTATCAGTTACAATCCCTGTTGTTGCACTTACAAACTTATGTCTATTTGGTGCAACATTTGCAGTAACAACAGCACCAGTACCTCCTCCACCACCAGATCCAACATTAATAGTAATAGTCGTATTAGTTGTTGCTGCAACTCCAATAGTTGCTCCAGCAGCTGGATCAGTAGAACGTGGATAAGTATGCTTACCTAGATGATCATCTCTATCACAAGTAAATGTTAATGAATCTGTAGCAATCTGAACAGTATTTTCTGCTCTAGATAAACCACTTGGTGTTGATGAATCGAAGGTATGTGTATAATCACCACCAGTAACAACTGCATTTGGAGAAGCACTTACAAATGTATGCTTTGTAATATTAGTTGAAGGTATTGTTGTTAAAGTTTGAATGGTAATCGTAGTGTCGGTTACTGATTCAATCTTTATAGCAGTATCATGGAATGGATCAGTTGCTCTTGGATATGTTTTTGTTGATGTATTATTATCAACATCACAAGTGAAACCTATTGAATTTGCTGCTAACTTAATACTTGTACCAGGTGATAATGTATGAGATCCAATAGTCAATTCCATCATTCCAGTAACTGGATTATAATCAGCATATGATGGAGTGAATTTAACTTCAGGTGATGTTCCTACTTGCAATTCAAAGGTGTCATCAGTTTTATTTGCAACCTGTAACCACTTATTACTATATGGATCAGATGCACGAGGATATGAATGTACAGAAGTTCCACTATCCATAGTACATGTAAATGATATTGAATGGTCATCAATCTTGACCCAATCATTATTATTGAAACCATGATCAGTAATAGTTACAGTTAATACACCAGTAGAAGCAACATAAGATGCAGTTTCTACAGTATGTTTTGTTGCTGCTTTAACATTATGATCTAATGTTAGAACCAAATCACCAGTTGCAGAATCATAATTTGCTGCTGTTGGTGTATATTGATCAGAGTTATTAGCAGTAATTGAATTGTTATTAGAACTTACAAACTTATGTTTAAATTCTATATCAGTAACTCCAATAGCAACTGGGTTTCTATAACCAGATCCTGCTGTTAATTCTGGATAAAATTCATAAGTATAAGCATTTGGACTATTCTGGAATACATGTGGTATAGATGTTACACCTGCCTGAACTTCAAATGTTCTTTCAGAAACAATACCAGTTAATGGCAATCCTCTCTCATGATCTGAGAATATTGACGTTGTTACTCCAACATAATTTAAAGTACGAACAGCAGTAGTAGTTGCTGAAACAAATGTGTGTGCATCTGTATTGGTTGGAGTTGTTCCAAGCAATACATTCACAGTAAATGTATCTGTAGTTACATTAGAAACATATAAGAATTTGTCGTATGCAGGATCAGTTTCTCTAGGATAAGCTTTCTCTGCAGCAGAACCAGTAGCACCATTGTAGTTACAACTGAATACTATTGACTCTTTTTCAAGTTTAATTGCATCATTATTTGCAAGTCCATGATCATTAATTGTTATTACTAGATCACCAGTTGTTGGATTATATGTTGTACCTGTTATTGGTTGACCAACAACATTAGTTGGACATGCAAATTCAAGTCCTTTTAATTTAACATAATCAGGATATCCTAAAGATAATCCATGAACATTACTGGTTGTAACTGTTATGATTCCTGTAGTATTATCATATGCAGCAGTTGATATACCAAACTGATACCTAGCAGAAGTACCAACACCAACTACATTACTAATAGAACCAGCAGCAAATAAATTACTATTATCTACAATATCTAACTTGGTTTTTGCACCAACCATAGGTGCATATCCAAGACCAGGTGTTGATCCCATAGAAACTATTAGACCACCTCTTGGTAACTGGTTTTGGTTAATGTCAAATTCAGATTGCATTAACTCACCGTTAGCAGAACTTATTCCTGTAAATACAACACTTGTTATACCTGCATTAGCATCTGCAGAAAATTCATAGTTATTACCTGAATTATTAATTGTTAATGGTGTTTGGAATACTCCATTAATGAATAATATTCCATTACCAACTGCACTAGTAACACCAGTCAATACATTAGAACCATTTCTTGTCAATGTATATGTTCTACCAATACCAGTAAAGTTGTCGGATATATCATCAAATACCATATTGGTATCATAATTTTGTCTTAGGAAAGTTCTTCCACTAAATTCTGCTCTTATGTAAGGAAGATTTGTAATGCTTCTTCTTTCTCTAGTATTTCCTTTAGGTGGATCTAAGAACCATGCAGTGCTTCCAACAATGTTAAATGACCCTCTATGGACTCTAGCAAGCGATGCAGCGTTATGATTCGTTGCTCCTATACCAAGAGCACCCCTACTTACTCTGACGACAGGTAGAGTGCTTATACCTAATGATACATCAGTTGCATCATTTATTGTACCTTCAGGTAAACTTGAGAATCCAACCTGTTCAATCTTCATATATTCATCATTAATCTTCAATACATCTCTTGGTTGAACTGAACTAATCCCACTAAGAACAAATTGAGATGTTGCTGCACCTATATTATTGGTAAGTGCATGTTCAATTGCAGTATATGTAATTGGTTGTTGTACTATTCCATCAAGACCGATAACAGTTTTACTAAGTTTTTTCGCCATTTCGATGGTATGGGCATTACCAGATCCATCATTCGTAAATGTTATTGGATTTCCAGAGGTTATATAATCCTTTTTACTGAATAATTGGAATTTATTGTCAGCAAGAACCTTAACAAATGCAGTAGAAGGCATTATATCGGTTGTAAGACCAGCATTATTTGTTGTAGATGCGATACTAACAGCAACTGCATCCACGCCAACAAAGGTAGATTGTGGTGTGTATATAACTTCTTCATTAGTATTAAAGAAGTGATTTTCTAAAGTAAATGTGCCAGTTGCTTTATCTAATTGTGTTGTATCTGCAGGATTAAAGGTTTTACTATAAATTGGTGTATTATTATGTTTTAATAAGAAATTAAGTTTATTAGCACGAGATCCATTGACACCATCATAAGATGTTAAGAATAATTCTCTATCTACTGGTCCAGTCACCAAAGTAGGTGCTTCATTTGCAAAATCATTTGGTGTATAGAAGATTTCATTGTATGATTGAACTTCAACTAATTGAGTTTGACTTGCATCTGGATAGAAATTAATAGTAACATCATTTCCAGCAGTTACTGCACCAAAAGTTCCTATACCACTAGAAGATTTACCAGTATATGGATATTGTACTGTTGTTGCTTGTCCTTCATCCTGTAATACAACTAATTCATGAATAGCAGAATTTCCAGCACTAGAAATCCTAGTAAAACATTTAACAGAACTATCAGCAAATTTATTAATAGTTGTTACTGCTATTGGGGATGATGTTCCTGTATTATAAGTTGACTCTAATCTACAACTTCTTTCTGCTCCTGCTGGTTGTCCAGGAACAGAATATCTGTATGTACCTATTCCAGCAGTTGTTGTTCCTAATCCAACTATATTTGCACTTACATTTATTTTTCTGTCTTTATCATTCTCACAATCAAAATAGATCGTTCCTGAATCATATCTTGCGGTAAGAACACCTACTTTACTAGAAGCGTAACTAAAGGTTATGCTATCAGTATAACTTTCTGAGAAATAAGTATCAGTTCCATCAAAATCAACAATGACTTCGTTGTAACTCAATTCTTTAGTTACATCATCTTGCATTAATACATTAGCTCTAAATCCATTGAAATCTGTATGTGAGAATTGTGCTATTGTTGTAGTAGTAAATCCAATTGTTGTGCTGCCAATACCAACATTCTTTGCAGTTAGATCGATAGAACCTATACTTTGATTTCCACTTGAAATTATATTTGTATTAAATGATGTCTTAAGAACTTTTATATCATGATCCTTATCATATTTTTCTGTTGGTGTAAATTTTAAAGTTTTTCTTGCGAAAGAATCTGATTCTGCAGTAAATTCTCCCAATTTGATATTGGAATAATCACTGGTCTTTTCAACCAAATAAGCATCATTAGTAGTTGTGAGTACAATTAAATCACTTATCTGAACATCAAATGTATCAGGATCTACAATTTGTATAAGATATTTGGAGAAATTAGATTTTACTTCCTCTACTTCTGTAAATAAATCCTGTATTCCTTTACTTGAGAAATTTGGACTTATATCATCTTGAATTAAAACTCTATTTGTTTTACATTTTGTAAAATCTGCTAATTTTTTATTTTCAAATTGAATAAACTTGGATTTATTTCCTCTTGCATCATAATCAAGTGCAAGATCGTAATTATTAATAGTATCAACTCTTCTTTCATTAACAACATCAAGAATTACAACATTATTAGTTGTTGCTCCATAAGAAACACCTGCTTGAACTGTAGAACCAATACTAACATCAGCAAAATTTTTAAGTCCTGCAGGATGAACAGTTCTATTTAAAGAATCAACAAAACTTTCCCAAGGTATGCTACTCTTAACAGAATATGATAAATTTTGATAGTAATCATTATTTGGAATTACTTGATCATCTGAACTAATCTTACCAACATTATCAACCCATCCAAGATCCTTACGATTGGAATAATTAACTTCAAATCTTGCTTTATTTTCTATAATACTAGTTACTGTGGCGGTAACATCACTAACACTACCTTTTAACCTATCTCCAACATGTACATCATAAGTCCCATCAGTTTTAATATAATCATCTCTAGAATCTACAATTTTTAGGTCTACTTCAATATACCTATCATTAGTAAAGATATACAATGCTTCATTAATGATAAAATTGCCTCTTTTTTGTACAGATTCAAGAATAGGATACTTAGTTCTATTAATGATATTTGCATATCCAGATTGGAAAGTTTTAGCAATACCTGGATTTGTAGTTAATCCAATAAGATTATATTTTAATACCGCAGGATTTGTGTTTATAAAATCATCAACTTTGAAGAATCTATATTGATAATTTGATGAATTATAACCATCACCTTCTGTTGATATACCAGTTCCAGAATTGCTTTGAGTTCCAATACCTGCTTCACCAAATAATTCAATACCTTCGATGAATATTTCATCACCCTTAGTAAATGGTGGTACTACAAATCCATTAATAGGTGTATCTAAAACACAAGTAACAATTCCTGTTCCACCGCCAGTCATAGAGTTAATACCAACTCCATTTGAATTATTGACAGAAATAATTCTATGATTTACAGAATTAAGTCCTTGTATTGGAGCGACTATTTTAACCTCAGATATTGATTGATTAGGAGTTTCAGCAGTTAAAGAAGTTGAATCTACAATTTTGTCTTCGATAGGATCATAGACAACAATATCAGGAGCACTTAAATATTCTTTACCACCATCAACTACTCTTACAGATTCAATAGTATCAAGATTATCAATCCTAATTACTGGAGAAACAAATGCTTCTGGACTTAATGTTTTATCTGATGAATATTCATATCCAATATCAACAATTCTAATTTGATTTACTCTACCAATAGATGTTGAAAGTGCTACTATATTAGCATTTTCTCCAGCAGAACTAACAACTGAACTAAACTTAGGAAGTGACTTATAATTAAATCCTTTAGATATTGTTTTTACTTCTTTAATAGGACCTATTACAGTTTTAGATTCTGTTGCATATTCAAGTATATCGCACTGATCTTCTTGATATCTTAAAACTTTAGGAACAGAATTTGGAGATATATCAAATGATTCTGAAGTTATTCCAAGTACTTTATAATCGCCATTATATACACTGTTTACAAATTTAATTTCAGAATAATTTCTAACTAAAGTATCTGCAGTACTAAGATAACCACCTTTTTCTAAGGAATAATATAATCGAGAGGGGGTTGAATCTGTATATGCAATAGATTGTGTAGCAGTTGATCCAATTCCAATAATACCATTATCCTTATTAGTATTGAATGTAATACCAGAACCAACACTAACAAATTCATTTTTAAACTCATTATCATAATAGAATTTTAACTGATATCCACTTAAAGTAGAACTACCAACACCAAATGTTAGTTTAGCATTTTTAACCACTTCTATTTGAGGATTAACTAATGCAATTGAATGAGATGTTCCACCCACATTAGTAAGATCGACTAATTGTGGTGGTTCTACAGTAACATCTTTTAAAGTTTTTCCTATCTGAATAATATTTGAATCTACTTCAAAAATATAATAACAACCAAGCAACTCTTCAGAAGAAGTTCTAAAAGGTTCTTTTCCAGACGCTGGTTGACTACTCTTATAAAGAATTCTATCTCCTGTTTTTAACCCATGATTAGTAACAGTAATTTTACTTTCATTAATATCGATATCAGAATCTGCAAAAGATAGTGGATTAATTGTTAATTTTTGAAATTCTTCATCAAAACCTAATGTTAATGCTGATGTAGTACCTAATCCAACAACAGTATTTGGAACTACATTTAATGAAACAACATCTCCAGTTTGTAAACCATGTGTTACAGTATTTGCAGCACCAATATTTGTAGTGACTGTTGTAATAATTTTATCAAGATCGCCTTGAACTTGATCAAAAGTAGATTCTAAAAGATATTCATAGTCGTCATCACCATTTCCATGATAAAATAATCCCTCAGATGTAGATGCAGCACCAACAGAAGTTACTAATCCAATATAATTTTGACCTTTATTAATTGCATAAACAGTAAATTTATCAGTAGTTACGTCAGGTAAATTGAATAAACCTACTGAAGTTTCAAAATTTCCAACAAGTAATGAATTAGCACCACCTCTCTTAGAAATAATCAATTTCTGACCAGTCGTAAATGGGTGATTTGGTAGATATATCGCTCTAGTTGGAATAGGAACTTCAGTAGTCGTTTCACCAATCTTATAATCAACACTTATTCCACCACCAACAGTAACTCCCATACCAACAGATTGATGTCCATTAAAGTAAACTTTATCATTAATTCTTGATTCAAATTCCTTTACTCTAACTGGAATATCAATTTTTGAATTTAATACATCAATTTTACTACTATAAGTGTGTGCAGCACCTACTCCAAATCTCTTAACTCTTAAAATTGAACCAAGATCAAACTTATTCAATACTTTAACAATCTCATCATTATCAATCCTTAAAGATGAACCTATTGAGATTGTATCTGGTATGATATTTACGTAAATATCATCAACTCTACCAGTAACAGTAGAATTGGAAGTCATGGTTTGTGCTAATCCTATAGTATCAGTTTTAACACCAACACTAAATGAATTAGTCAATCCAATTATAGAACTAGTAATACCAGAAATAGCAACAGAATCCTTATCATTTACCTCAAAGAATGGTAAATAATGTGCTGATACTTTATTTTCATCCTCCCATACAAATACTGCATTCTCAAATTTATTAATTTCAGTATTAATATTGGAAATTCCAATACCAACTATAGATTTAACTTGTCCTCTAAGACCAGATCCATTAGTTCCTTCATTATCAAATACTGTAAAATCACCTACCTTATAATCTCTACCACCATCCAATACCTGCAATTCATCAACTTCACCTATAGTTACAGATTCAACAGTGCTTAATTGTCTAAGAAATTCGTTAGATTCTACAATAAAATCGTTATCTGCAAATTTTTCAGATACTTTATATGGAAAAGTATTTCTAGTAAGATTTGATGTATTAAAATCAAATTCATGTGTTAATGATGTATTAGATGATATAAATGGAGAACGATAAGTATCACCAATAAAGTATGGATATTTTGGTATTAAACTATTAGATTGTAAACTAGTTGATACTCCAGCAAAATATGCATATATTCCATTAGGAAATTCTGGAGTTTTACAATATCTACCATTATGCTTATCAAGATCACTATTTCCAATATATTTCCAATCATTTGTAAAGTATCCTGCAGGATACTTTAAAATATCTGGTCTAAGACCCACTTTAGATTCTGGTTGTAAATCATATCCTGTGCTTAGAATACCAACTTGAGGTCCTAATTTTGATGGATCACTATATCCATATGGACCATAAATTGGATGACCATCATAAGACCAACCAATTATTGGAGAATGTTTAGATGGAACATCTCCAAAAGTATCTGCTATATCTTGATGATATCCAACAACACTTAAATTTAAATCACTTCCTATAGAATCTATATTGAAATAATCTTCATTCTGTTGAACATTATTAATAATATATTTCTTAATTCTAGCACCAAGTAACCCATTTGTACCTCTAGATTCTGCATAAACATTAATTAAACCAGAAGTATATCCAATACCAGAATTAATTACAACTACTTTATCCAACTTACCATCTTTAATGACTGGTCGAAGAACAGCACCATTTCCAACAAGATTAGTAGTTGTTATTCCAGTAGATTCTATAACTAGTTTTGGAGATGAGTTATAGTCAATTCCTTTATTTAAAACAGAAACCTCTGCAATTTTACCATCAACTACACTTGCAGTTAACTCTGCTTCTTTTCCAGTTTTTAAAGTAACTATAGGATCTTTATGTAAATTTACTACATCACTTCCATATTTTGACCCATTTTCATAAACATTAACATCAGTTATACTTCCAGTAACAACTGGTGTTACTAAATTTGTAAAATCTACAGTTAGATTGCTATTAGATGTTGCTTCAACAACAACTTCAATCTTTGGATAACTAAAGGTTTGATATCCAGTTCCAGTTGAACCTAATCCAACATAATCATTTCTACTATAATTTAAATCTGTTATATTTGTTCCAATACCTGCATTAGCTAATCTGAATGAATTGTCATTAAGTTTCAGTACATGATAAAAATTAGTCGTTGAAGTAATACCTGTAGATGCTACTAAACCATCAATTGCTTGAGGAACTGTGCTTCCAATACCAACTGTTGGTGAATATTCTATAAGATCTCCATCATTAAATCCATGATTTACAAAATCTATTTTTGCATGATTGGTAGAAATACCTGAAGGATTTACGTTTAATTTTTTGTAGGTATAACCAGAACCAGATTGTGTTACTTTAATTCCTCTTAAGAATTTTTTAGAACCTGTTCTAAAATGATGAATACCACTTGCTTTAGTTGAAGTAGAGAATCCTATAGTGTTAATACCTATAGAACCAACTGCATCTTCATATTGATTGTATAATGTAACTGTTTTACTATTAACTACACGAATAACGTATGGTGCTCCATTTGCTAGGGTTCCATCTGCAGTATTAGTAGTATCATATGCCGCACCAATACCAAGTTCAGGATTACCATTACTACTGTAATATACAGTTTCACCAGTTGTTAAATTATGATCCTCTTGGAATGTGATTGTTTCATCTACAATCGAAACTCCACCTGCAAAGAATATATCTCTACTATCAAATCTTAAATTTCTAAATCTATCACCAACTACTGGTTGTAAAACACATCCTGAACCATTACCACCTGTTAATCTAACAGAAACTACTTTATCAATATCAAAATTATGAGGATCTACAAATACTTCTTCAACAGATCCAGTAACTACAGGTTCTGCAAGAGCATCATCACCTAAATTATGACTCTTTTGAATACTTATTTTTGGTGGATTAAGAACATCATATCCAGTTCCAGAATTAAATACATCTATAGAAGATAATGGACCATAATAGATATAATCCTCTGATATTGGAGTTTTAATTTGAACCCCATCAACTAACATTCCTATTTCTCTAGATGGAGTTGTGTTATCACCACTAGTAAATAAATTTTGAGATAATGGGAATTTTCTTAATACTTTATTTGCACCAAGTTTTCTACCATACTGTGATGTTAAAGTAAACGTATGAGAATCATTTAAATTACCTTGAGTAATTTTTATTCTACTTGCTTCATTTTTTATCTGAGTTCTTGATAAGAAGAGTGATATATTTCTTGCGTCACCATCAATTCCAGTTTCAACATAATATATTCCTTTATTTTCCAATCCAATTAAAGGTGTAGATGTTGATGATGCCTCATAAGTAACTGAATCTCCTGTCCAGAATACACTTGGATCATTTAATTTTATTACAGTTGTATTAATACCAACTAAATTAGCTCCAGCACCAGATATAGTTGCATTTCTTTTAACGACAGTGCTTGGTATAGAGTAACTTGGAAGAGAGTTAGATGCTGCATATCCATCTTTATCATCATCAACATAGACATTTAAAACATCTGCAACATAAGAATTATCTCCTTGTTCTAATTCTACTCCACTACTTGTAACTTTTTTTAATTTTCTTCTAATATCATATTCTTTTAAAGAATTTAATGTAAATAAACCACTCAATAACACAGTGTTATTATTAGAATCTATATCAGAAACAATAGCTTCCCCTACTATAGTATTGCTATTTCTTTCTAATATATCAACAATATCATTAATCTTTAAACTGGATTTATCAATTACACTTCCTAGTACAAATGTAGATGCATTAAAAGATTCTACCTGATATCTACAACTTGTATTATAGATCCACGAATTTGCAAATATTTCCTTATATGTTGGATCTTCTGGATTCTTAATAGATTCTCCAACATTTTTAACGAAAATACTTTCACCTTCATTTACTAAAGCAATATCAGATATTCCTTTATATTTTGACAATACTCCAGTAATTCTTAATTCAGTTTTCTTACTAGTATCGCCATCCTCGTATCCAAAGATAACCTCATTAGATCTAAGGTCTGAAGCGGTGTTTATTGCCTCTGTAATGCCGCTACAACCAAAGAACTGGTTAATCGACTTAGAAGTATAATCTATAGTGTTGCTGCCGCATATAACAGTTCCTGTCTGTCCAAAACCAATAGTAGAATCTACTGTAATTGTTGAAAAACCTACAGAACAAGATTCAATTACTTTGGTCTTACCTGGAATAGTAAATGTTCCTTCTATCAAATCTCTATCACTAAAACCAACAAATAAAGAAATTTTGTAATATACTTTATCGTCTCTAGTAAGAGGTTCAATTTCAGATACTGAAGCATTAGTTGCTAAGTCATTAGATTTAAATATTGTTTGTCCAACAAGTTTACTAGGATCTCCAGATATTGGTTCAGCAACTATAACTTCCCTACGAATATATTCAGAACCTGATGGTTTGATAAGACGTTCTTCTAAATCTAATACCTTTGGTTCAACACCATATAATACTCTGAATAATATTTTTATAGATTCTTCAATACCTTTTGATTGGTAAAATGATCTAGCATTTTTGAAAAAATTACCAACATCAAGTTGATCTGTAAACCTTACGTTCTCAAATCCAGGTAAAAACTGTTTCTTTAACTTTTTATAATATTCCTGTAAAAATAAAGCACTAAGATTAGTGATACTTGAATCTTTCTTGTGATCAGCAGCAACAGTATTCTTAAACTCTAAAGGATCTCCGTTTGTAGAATTGATATATGAAGAAATACCTACATTATATTCAGTTATACCACTAAATCCACGAATACAACCAACAAAACTAGTATCTGTCTTAGAAGTATATGTAATAATTTCATCATCAATCTTTAAAAGACCATATTCAGCAGGATAACCACTTGTTGGTTTTAAATTGGTTGAAGTAGTAGTAAGTGTAATTTCAGTTGAAGTTGCTGTAATATCGCTACTTAAAGTATTAATACCAATTACAACATCAGGAGTATAATTATCTACTCTAAGATATTGATCAAAATTATTAAGTATATCACCTGCCTGACCTTGTGCATCTTGCGAAAGATAATAGGTTTTCAGAAAATCCTCTGCAAGAGGAAAATCAGACCTTAAAAATTCAGGAAGCTGACTTTCTATAATTTGATTTAACTTTACTCTTGTATCAATATCTAACATACTTTATTTCCTCTCCAGTTCCCCATTAGAATAACTTGACGTATAGTAATCACGAGAGAATACAACTCCAGAAACATCTTCCCCAGAAGCAATAACATCCTTAATCATATTTATCGTAGTATTAGAAGTGTTAAAACTGAGGTATAAATCCTTTAATCCAATAACATCATTGGAATCTGGGAATGCTTGTATCTCTATTAAATCGTTTGCTGCAATAGTACTTGTGATATTGACAGTATTTAATAGTATTTCACCTTTAGCATAATCAATTGTACCAATAGATTTAACAATAACATTAAGTTCATCCTTTTGGTTTCTAGAAATAGCACTCAGAGTACCTTTTTTACTACCATCCAAACTTCCATCTGCCTTCTTATTAGGTACATCAGTAAGGAATAATATATTAGAAGAACCTGCAATGGTAAAACCAGTGCTTTTAATATTAAATCCTTCAGGATTAATATAAAATCTATTACCAAAACACAATTCATATTGTGCAAATTGATTCTTTAATACTTTTAAATCTCTTCTAATAATAACTTTAGTGATATTAGAAGTAATAGCATCATCAACTCTATCAATTAATTGGAGAATTTTACTATACTTAAACCTACCACCAAACTTATTGATATCAATATTATTGGCATAGGTCTCAAGTGCATTTGTAATTCTACCTTTTAAACTATTTCCGTTAGAGTTTTGTGCTGTATTGTAATACACTGTAGAATGTAACTCTACATAAAGAATTTTTAGATCTACAATATCTGCATTAATTCCAGCAACCGAATAATTTTTTAATTTATTCTTGATTTGTAACTTATCAAAGTCGGAAACATAAGTACCATTTTTGGGTTTAATACTGATTTGTACTTTACCAAATTGTGGTGGACTTAATTCTTCACCACCAACAACAGCAACTGATTCTGTACTAGGATATATTGATTCAATTATAGATTCATAATCGGTTGCTGTAACCGCCCTGTATTGAGAGGAATATAACCTTGGGGCATAATACTTAATTGAAGAAAGATTCTCCACTTCAGCACCATTTGATGCCCCCTGAATGGTATTAACAGTTACACTACCATAAGGTTTTAATGTTTTTGCATTGTTAATATCAGGATGTTTATCTAAAAATCCACCTTGGAAATCAAATTGACTTGCACCATTACCCTCTTCACCATCGCAAACAATATATCTTACTAAGATTCTATTGTTAGTAAGTGGATCGCCACTACTGTTGAATGCACCAGTTCCTTGACCACCCAACTTTTGTCCAATTATACCGTCACCAAAGATTATTTCTTGTTTCTCATCAGTTATTTCCTGTAAGAAATAAATTTCCGACTTGTTACTAACATTAACAATATTATCAACCTTTTTCCAAGGCATACCCCAAGAAGTATTAAGATCAGCATTTGATGATCCAACAGTAACTGTTATTGTAGAACTATCAATACTAGAGTTCTCTAATATAAATCTTTGATCTTCATTACCAAGATATGTAAATTCTCTTTGTAAATAAGAACCTTGAACAACTTCTATAGGATTTTCTGCAGATCCAAATTGGGCACTGTAAATATTTCTCTTTGCAGCACCTTCACCAACTGTACGAACAATACTTGCAGGAGCACTTGTATCTTCAGTTATTGAAAATGTAAATGTAGTGTCATTTGATTTACCTACACATACTAAACCTGGTTTTAAATATACAGTCCTTAAACGGTTCTCTGCATCAATATCTGGATTTTCTCCTTCCAATTCTACTGTAAAGTAGATCTGTGCCCTTGCAGCAGTTTTTGAACGAGGTACATAACCGATATTACGAGCAAGTGATATTACATTTTCTCTTAAAGTTGCTGAATCTAGAAAACTTTCATTTGCTAGTAAGTTAGCATTGAATGAGTTAATGTAAGTATTATATGCTAAAGTATCGATCAGAATAGAAAAGTTAGACCCTTCAAAATCAAAATCGCTAAAATTTGAATTAGATCGTAGATAATCCTTTATCTGTGCCTTGATTTGATCAAAATCTAAGTTTGTGTATTGAGTAAATGCCATTATATTATCTGGTAGGTTCTAACAAGAAGGAAAATTGTTGTGTTGGTATATCTAATCCAACAATATCAAATAATACTGTTACTTCAAATCCATTAGAATCTATGTAAGGATCTAATTGTACGTTAATATTGTCAACTCTTGGTTCATGATTGGTTATTGTCTCTCTAATTTGGTCTTCAATAACAGTTTCTAATGTAGGATGAAAGTTCTCAAAGAGACTTCCACGTAAATCTGTACCAATATCTGGTTGAAAAAACCTTTCTGTAGGTATAGTCTCCACTAAGTTACGAACAGATCTTATAATTGCACGTTCGTTAACTAAAACAGGTAGGTCTTTGGTGACTGGATGAGGTTTAAACGATAAACTAATGTCTTTAAATGCTCTAGATTTTCGCTTTACTGCCATGAAAGGTACTTTTTGTACTATTTTCTTTGTTATTTATACCCAATATTTGGCATTTTTATTTTAGGCATAAAAAAACGCCCTTTCGGGCGTAATTTCCTATTTTCCTTGTCCTCTATACCTCTTTTTTGCCTTATTTCGAGAGGACGCAGAGTATTTTGTATGTTTTCCTCTACCTTGAGAGGTTTTTTTAGGAGTTGCTTCAACAAATACTGAAGTTCCCCATGCTCCTTGTTTAGTTTTGACTGCCATAATTTAATCTTCGATGTTTTTTTGTTCAATTCGGATAGAATCTGCTTTTGGTTCGCCTTCAAAGTAAGCTTTTCTTGCTAATTCTTCCATTTCGTTGAAAAATTGGTCTTTAGTTAAGTTTTCAAAGACCAATTCCTCTTTAATGTAGACGTTGAAGACCTCCACTCTAGATTACCCTTGTTTTTTCATGTCCAACACGAACACGAGGGTCACACCAGATCTCAAATCCTGCTTCTTTTGCATCTAAACAGAAAGAAACGTCCTCTCCACACATATCTTGAACCTCACCTGATTCAAATACCTGCATTTTAGGAGCAAACCAAGGATAAGGCATACCTTCATGCTCAAATACACCCTTCTTAATGAGTAACCAACCAAACCCAGTATAATCGACTGTAAAGGGTTTCTTTCTCTTCGATATACTTTCAATGGTTTCGTGGTTCATGACCCCACCATTGGTGCGGAAATCGTCCTCTTCTAACCAATGTGCCACAGATGTGGTCTTACCATCTTCAGTACAGTACCAACCACCTGCAAGTTCCTTATCCATCAATACGATCTGCCAGAACTTCTCAGTATTGAATACAATATCACTATCAATCCATAGTTGATAATCATAAGGTAGTTGACCATCCCAAGGTAATTGGTTAGGACCACGCAATACGTTAGCACCTAAGCACTTGCAACGTGCGAAGTTAACCATAGATGAATAATCTTGACTAATCTGTATTGATGCTCCTGCTTGTACTAGATCAAAACAAAGTTGTACAAAACTTTTTAAAAATTGATATGAAACTCCTCTTCCTGGTAAGCAGAATACAACTGTCTTACCTTTGACCATCTCTCGTGCTTTATCATAGTCCCATTCAGGTTCTTTTGATACGACAGGAGATTTCGCTTTAACTGTAAATCCTTTTGCCATAATGTTGTGTAATTACACGTTTATCATACTCCATTATATAGAAAATGTCAACCGAATATTGACCGAGCCACGAGGTGCTAAACGAGGTATTTTAGAAGTAATTAATACTAATAACTAAACGCTCCTTCGCATCAGTACATGTAGTACTATGATGTTTCATCGATCCATCAAAAAGAACTAAACGATTACAAACACTCTCTACCTTAGTACCATCTTCAAAACCTGTATAACCGTTATTGTCGTTTAAGTATATCAGTGCTGTCTTATGAGGGTATTCACGATCTTGATGCATCTCATGCTCTATGATCTCACCTTGATTTACATATAACAATGCACGTAACCGCATGATTGAATGTACTTTCAATGCTTGGAGTATGGGGAGAAACCCATTCCATAAATCGAATTTATCTTCCGTTATTCGGAAATTCTCATAGATGTTGTGTATAAAATATAAACCTCTATCTGAATACGTTACTTCTCCAACAAACGGAGAGTAATGCCAATTAAAATCTTTGTCAAAAAATACTGACTGTAACTTCTTTACATAGTTTGGAGTAAGAAAATTATCAATAACCTCTATATCTCTGTGAGGAGATTCTAAAGGCAATTCTCTGAAATTTGGTTTATTATTAATGAATATATCTAATTCTTCAGTAGGATTAGCTGCAGCATAAGAACCAAAAGAATTTCGATTAGTTATTGACATTAGAAATAATTAAGTGCAATTAAAAGACGTTTACGATCATCAGTACATGTTGTACTATAATGAGGTACTGAACCATCATGTAAACATAAACGATTCTCTATACTCTCTACTCTATTGTCTTGATCAAAGTTGGGTTTATCTCCTATCTTCCAGTCATCATTAATCATACCAGTATAACCATTGCATGTATTCATATACAACAATGCTGCTTTGTTTGAATAATCCATATCAATATGTGGACTATGTTTAATGATATCTCCTTGATTCATATACATGATTGCTCTACATCTTATTATCGATTTAACTTGTAGTGCATCAAATAATGGTTTGAGTTGATAATAAAAATTATCTTCTACCTGTAAGTTATTATAAAAACTTGATATAAAATAAAATTCATTATCTCTAATATCACTTTCATCTTCTTGTGCTACAGCACATTCTTGAAACGACCATTTAAACTGCCCCATGTGCAGTATCTGTTTATCTAAGTGTTTAAAATAATCTTCAGGTAAAAAATTATCAAATATCTCATAATGATTCATTATTAATAACTTGCATCCTCCACTATAGCATCATCAAGATCTACTTGTTCAAAAGTAAGATCATCTTTAAAATATGTCTGATATATTCTACCCCATATAACATCAAATTCATACTCATCAAGATCCTTAAAGAGACATTCTCCTCTTAAGTATATGTGGTAGGTGCTGTTAATCATGTTCTGTAATAATAAGTTCTTTACCGTCTGTCTTAAAACTAACTTCTGTATCTTCAAACCATCCTTGATCATTCACTACCCATTCAGGTATTTTTAAAAAATATTCTCCAGTAACTGTATCGACTTCTACGGGGCGTTTATCTTCTGCGGAATTTTTTTGCATACCAACGATTCTGTCTTTGCATTATATATCAATTGCGAATGTTTTGCAAGTGCGACCTTGTGGGCGTTTTTTAACAGCGAAAAAAAATTTGAATTCCATTGAATATTGTTCTCGCTTTCGTAACACTTTGTAGGTTAGGGTAGTTAGTCGTTTTTAAACGGGCGGGGGCGGCAACGGGGGGACGGACGGACAACTGGCATATCACGAACGAACTGTGACGTAGTGTTGGGATACGTCTACCTCTCAGTAGACATACCCCTAACGAACGACTACCAGTTGGCACACCACATAATGCCATTGTCTTCGTCAAAGTCGAAGTCAAATCTAAGTGAACTGTCCCACGTTCTGTCGTAATCTATTGCCAACCAACTTGGCACGTCGTGACCTACTTGGTCCATATAGTCGTCTATGAACTCCTCAACGCTGTCGAAGTGACCATAAAAAGCATCGCCTATATGCTCAACGTCACTAATGTCCCATATCTCTATGAACGCATCGACAACGTGAAGAGTCCACTCCTCACACGCTTCGACGTATGCCTTGAAGTTGACTAACTCCTCAACACCAAAACGGGTATCGTCTACAAACGATTCAATATCGTCTTTAATTGTGTCGCCATTAATTAGCATTTCGACTACTTCTTCAATCTCTGACTCGTATTGGTCGGGGTCTTCTCCGTACTCGTCTACAAGATCAGTTAACCATCTTGTATTTTCAATTGTAGCAATTGTCTCTTCGTTCTCCTTACCTACTGATGTAATGCGATAAGGAAGCATTTTATGCTCTTCAAGTGTGAGGTGATCACCGTTGAAGAATGATTTAAGTGAAAGAGTTGTTTGTGTCATTTTGGGGGAGTTGTTTGACTTGTTCTTAATATACCAGAGAAGAAGGGAGGTGTCTACCTCCCAAACCTTAAGAAAATCAGTATTCTGCTATCTCTGTTAAATATACCTCAACTTCTCCTTCTGTTAAAAATCCCTTTACATCCTGCCAAGTGCTTGACGGATCGTTAGGGGATGTTATTATATCGCCTTCATCATCAATTAATGCTATCTCATAGAGTCCTTCGTCACCTCCGTATGATTCAGTATGACAGGCAACCG